TTCGCCGTCGTCGCCGCATAGTCCGCAGCCTCCGCGTCCGCGCCCAGCATCTTCCCGGCCTTGGCCCAGTATGCCAAATTCTCCTGCCGGTAGGACGGGTCGAAGCTGATCACCGCCTCCTGCCCCGCCTCACCGGCCACGCTCGGCCCCTCCGTAAATCCGCCCGATGCCAAGAGCGGGATTTCCGGGATGTCCAGGGAAAACGTCTCCCCGCCGATGCCCGGCACCCAATCCGGCACTGTCACCGAGATGGCGTTGATCTTCCCGATGGCCGAGTTGATCATCCCGATCACGGCGTTGAAGGCCTCCTTCACGATGCCGGAAAGGGCGCCCCACACCGTTCCGAACACGCCCCGCACGTCCTCCCAGGCCGCTTCCCAGTCTCCCTTGAAAACGTCCGTCACGAAACTGATCACGCCCGTCAGCACGTCCGTCACCACCTCGATGGCCCCCGTGATGACCGGGAGTAGCGCCACGATGGCATCCGAAAGCGTGCCGATCACCGGCAAGACCATGGACAAGACGCCGCCGGAGATTTCCGTCATGGCGGCCATGACCATCGGCATGGCCGTGGCGTAGAGCGGCTGCAAGGCCGAAAGCACCTCCCCCACCGCTCCGATGACGGCGGCCACGATGGGCGTGATCGCCTGGATTTCCCCCACGGTCGCCTCGATGATGGGCAAGAGCATGGACGACATGGCCCCCGACACCTCCGTTATGGCCGCCTCGATAAACGGGATGATCTCGGACACCACGTCCATGATCGGGGACACCAGGGACAATACGGAAGCCACCGCGGGCGATATGGCCTCGAACGCAGACGCCACCGCCGGAAGGGCCGCTTGCGCCAGGGCGTCCACCATCGGCAGGATCGTCTCCAAGGCGCCCTGCAAAAGCGGCATCCCGATTTCAGCCAAAGAGGCGCCGATGGACGAGACGGCCTCCCCGATGCGTCCCAGGCTCTCGGATGCCGTCTCCCATATGGACGATACGAACGGCGCCGCGGCATCCCAAAGCCGTCCCACGGCGCTCGTGATCTTCGGAATCGTCCTCGCGGCCTCGGAAAGAACCCCCTCCGCCACGGGCGCGATGGCGTCTACGGCCTCCCCGATGGCCGGAAGCGCTGCGTCTGCCAGCGTCTGCAATGCGGGCAGAAACGCCTCGGCAGCCCCCTGCAGCGCCGGCACCACGCTCTCAAATGCCTGCTGCAGATAGGGGACCGCCCCGTTAGCTATGTCCAGCATTCCGTCCGCCAAGGGCTCGAAAGCCACCTTGGCCCGCTGCCCCAGAAGCTGCAGCCGCTCCGGAAAGTCCATGGTCGCCTCCGCCGCCGCCTCGATGGTCTCCGGAAGGCCTTTGAGCTCGTCCACGAAGCCCCCGAGATCCAGCGTCCCGTTTCGGATGGCCGCCGCCATGGTGGATCCGGCCTTGGTCCCAAAGATCTCGGACGCGATGGCCGCAGCCTCCGCCGCGTCCTTTGCGTCCATGATCTTCTCGTAGTAGAGGGAGAGCCCTTCCGACGCGGAAAGCCCCTCCTTCGCCAGGGCACCCACGGACTTCTTCAAGGCCCCCATGACCTCGCCCGTGTTCACCCCGGCCTTGTCGAGCTGCCCGAAGAGCGACACCGTCTCCTCGAAGGAAAAGCCCAGCTCCTGCATCTGCGCGCCGTATTGCTGCGCCGCCCCCATGAGTTCGGTGAATCCCACGCCCGTGGACTGGGACGCCTTGAACACGAAGTCCATGGCGTCCCCCATGTCCCGGGCGGATATGCCCCATTGCTGGAAGGCCTGGGAACTTTCCTCGATCACGCCCCCCAGGTCGTCGCCGAGCATGTCCGACACCCGGATCGCCTGAACCGACAGCCCTTGCAGGTCCTCCCCGGCCAGCCCCAGGCGGGTGTTGTAGTCCGCGATGGCCTGGGCGGCGTCCTCCATGGAAGCCGGCACGCTCCCGTATACGGCGTCGAAGTCGGCCTGCAGGGCCTCCAGGGCTTCGCCGGTGGCCCCCGTGCCAATGCGTATGGCGTCGGAAGCCGCGTCGAACTCCATGCCTAAGTCAAGCAGCGCCTTGGACCCCGCCACCGCCGCCGCCCCCAGGGCGGCCATTCCCGCCGCCCCGATGGCTCCCGCCGCCTTGAGCGCCGCCGAAAGGCCGGCAGTGTGCTTCGTGGCGTCGGCTATGGCCTTGCCCAGCGACGGGTCGATCGCCCCCGCTATGGATATGACGGCTTTAAGCTCCTTGCCCTGTGCCATGCTTTCCTGCCTTTCTCCCCGCTTCGGCGGCTTTTAGCCGCCTGTCGTGCAACTCTCGCTCTTTTTTGCGCTCCTCTGCCGCCTCGGAAAGCTCCTGCAAGAGCTCCATGAGGGGCAGCCCCCTCATGCGAAAGGGGTCGGCGTGGTAGGTTCTCGCATATCCCCGGACGAGGCTCCTGAGCCTTCTTGCGCCGATTCGTCCCGCCCATTGATAAAAGACAGCCCCACCTTCATGAACTCGATGAGGTCGTGTCCCGTCACCCTCTCCATGTCCGCGACGTCGTACCCGGGGTTCTCCGCGATGCAGGCGTACATCCCCAGGTAGATCTGCATCCCGGCGTCCACCGCCACGTTCACCCCCGTGGGGCCGCCCCCCTTCACGATGGAGCGGTTGGCCGCCCGGCAGTAGTGGTCCATCGTGATCTTGTCCGTGTCGTAGGAAAGCTCCGACACCTCCGCCCCGTCGATTTTCACGGGCCTTTTCAATTTGATGACGCCCTTCATTTAACCGTCCTCCTTTAGAGCATGGAGCTCATCTCGGCGAAGTAGTCCACCCCGCCCACGATGCACTTCTGGGAAAGCCGGTTGATGTCCCAGAGCACTTCCCCGTCCCGGATCATCTTGTATCCCGTGATGGTGTAGGGCACCTCCACGTCCACGGCCTCCCCAGGCTTCAAGGAAAAGCTCGGAGCCGCCACCTGCGGGAAGCCCGTCAGGAAGGCCTTGCAGCCCACCTGCTTCTGCGTCCCGTCCCTCTTCATCGCCTGTTCCACCCAGCGCACCTCGATCTCCAAGGTTTCCTGCGCCAGCATCGTCGCCAGGCCGTAGTCCGCCCCGATGTGGTGGATCGTGGCGCTCATGTTCTCGAACTGGCTGATCACCGGGACGGTCAGCGTCCCCATGGCGGTCGCTTCCACCGTGCGGTTCCTGACCTCCGGCATCGTGATCTCCACGTCCCTGCCCACCAAAGCCTGCTGCTCGCCCACCTTGTTGGCGTAGACGGAATTGGAGATGACCGTCAGGTTCTGGTCGATCCAAAGCCCGCTTCCATTCTCCTCCATGTCCCCCTCCTTTGCTTTAGCCGAAATACGCGTCGAATCCCGCGTCCGTATAGGCCACATAGGCCGACGCGCTCTTTAAGGGCGGCGTCGGCGTGACCTGCACGTCCCAGCGGAACACCCCGTTCCTCATGTCCTCCGTGCTGTTGTTGGCGGCAACAAACTCGATCCTGGGGCTCCCGATCAGCGCGCCCGTGACCACCAAAGCGTCCAGCTTCTCCTGCTCCCTGGCCAAGATCGTGTCCTTTAACGCCAGGGTGAAGGGCTTGTCGATGCTCCCCGCCCACGTGCGCTGGAAGTTGTTCGTCAGGTAGAAGAGCATCCGCATGGACACGTCGAAGATGTCCCTCGGGTCCAAGTCCTCGGAGCCGTAGAGGTAGGCCGCCGTGTGGTCTCCCCAGAGCTTCCACCCCCCGCCCCAATAGGCCAGGGTGTCGATCCCCTGGGCGCACAGGTCGTTCGCCTCCGTGACGTCGAACCCGGCGTTTCCGCTCGATTCCCCGAAGTGCTGTCGGTTCGCCGGAACCGCCTTGTTCCCGCAAGTCTCCATCGGCACGCCGTCATGCGCCACGTCCAGCCGCAGCGTTTCCGCCATGGCCAAAGATGACAGGTGGTATTTGTTCCCGTCCGTGCCGGAGGCCTGCGGCCAAAACGCCTTGGACCGTTCGGACGTGTACCCATTGGCGGCCTTCCATGCGATGGCCTTGGCGATCGTGTCCACGGCCACGTCGGCGTATGTCTTCTCGTAGTAGGTCTTCCCGCCGGATGCTTCCTCATCCTCGGAGAGGACGTACGTATTTCCTGAAAGCTCGTACCACCCCATCTGCGCCGGGCTCTTTTCCCCGGGATCCGCCACCGCCGTATAGACGGGCTCCTTATATGCCACCGGCAGATCCGCGTACACGAAGCCGTCCCAGTGCCCGTTCATCTTCGTCGCGGCCGAGCAAAGTGCCCTGTACACGGCGGGCTTTTCGCTCCATCCCGGCGCGGCGAAGAGGGTGGGAAACACGCCCAGCTCTTGGTAGCAAAGCTCCGCCGCCGCAAGGCCAGAATAAGCCCCCGCGCTCGTCTTCTCCCCGATCACGTCCCCCTCGTCCACCTTGGACGCGTCCATTTCTCTGTACGTCGCCAAAAGCGTCCCGGACAGGGGATCGTCCTGGGATGCGGAGGACACCACCACCTTGTGCGTGGTGAAGTTGTAGGACAGGATGTAGTCCGCCCCCTCCGCCTTCCCCTCCAGGGCGAAGGAATCCAGGATGATGTCCTCGCTCACGAAGGCCGCGCTCCCCGCCGCGAACGTCAGGGACTTCGTGACGCTTGCGGCCTTCGTATGGACGGCGGGGTTTAAGACGTTTATCACGTAGATCGGCCCCACGTTCCCGTTCACGTTTTCAAAATGCGCCTGTACGGCCTCGCATAGGGTGTACTTCCCCCAGTCGGAGGCCATTCCGATGAGTGCCCTGGCCTGCGCCATGCTCGAAATCCGCACGGGCCTGTCCACGGCGCCCTTCTTGTCCCACTCTCGGACCAACCCCGCCGGGGCCGTCCCCACGTACAGGCATGCGGTGGCGGACTCCGCGGCGGCGGACGCCACGCTGTCTGCCAGATGCCCGTATGTTCCGTATGAATATGCCATCTGTTCCCTCCATGCCGCTTTGGCGGCTGCTTGTCCCTACAGGAAGCGCAAGACTTCTTGGTTGTTTCTAAGAATCGTGCTCCTCACGCTAAAACGGCACCAAGCGAACCACATCGGACAGTAGTCCGCGACGGCCTCCTCCACCACGTAGGGGCCAAATTCGACCCCCTCCGCGACCTCCACGTCCCCGATGTAGGTCGCAGACTCGATGGCCGTCACCGTAAGGTCCACGAAGTTCCACAGCTCCCGCCATCCCTCCGTGGAAGCCCGGAAGACTTCCGTCTCCGCGCCCGTCGGCCCGATCCAGTCCTCCGGGTGGATCCCCGGGGACCACGCCCCGAAGCTCAGGGAAAGCGTCATCTGCCGGTTCATGGCCCCGTCCCTCCCCTCTTGAAGAGAGACGCAGATGGAAGGGAAGGCGCAGGGCACGCCCGGCGGCAGCTTCTCCTGCGTCGGCAGATACAACGGGAATGCGTGGGGATGGATCCGCTCATAGGCGTAGCCGTCGTCCGTCCGCATCCTGTCCCCCGGCGGCTTCTTCAGCGATGCCTTGGGACACACGTTCTCGTTCAGCCAGGCGCACACCTGGTCAATGGTGCTCGTGATCGTCATCCTTTTCTCCCATTACGCTGCGAAGCGCGAAAGCCCTACCAGCTCTCCGGCAGGGCGAGGACGATTTCGGAAATCCCCATGTCCTCCCGCCAGGATTCTACCGAGTAGCCCACGCCGTCCACGCGCAGGGCATCCCCCGCCATCTTGCGTTTCGGCAGATCCTCCGTCCTCCCGAAAAGCCTGATCGATGAGCGGGACAAGGCCCTTGCCCCGTCCCGTTCCGTGAGGTCGACGTAATCCATAACGACCGTTATAGTCCTGCCTTCTACCTCCCGCTCCTCGCCGAAAACGTCCAGATCCAAAAAAGCGCCCGCCCTGTCTGCGGCGGCCATCTCCTGGAAGGGGCTCACAATACGGGATCCTCGGCGGTCAGCACGGGTGGCGCTACGGCCCCCTCCATGGCTTCGCTCGCCGCGATCAGCTCCCGCAGGGCCTCCTTGGTCTTGCCCACATAGGCGATGCCCCGCCTCTTGGCGGCCTCCTGCAGCTGCGGGTAAGTCATGGAGGTCGTTTCGATGACGACCTCCTTCCTCTCCTCCTCCTCATCCCCGCCTAAGACGGCGATGAGGACCCCGTTTTCGATGTGCCGCTCGGGCCTCTCCACCTCAAAGGGCGCATCCCCCGCCCGCTTGGGGCGCACCGTGCCGGTCGCCCGGTCGAACAGCCCGTACACGCCCCGGTATGCCTCGTTCACCTTTACCAGCATGCCCGCCTCCTTACGCCGCCAGCACATGGGCGCTGATGGAAGAGCAGCGCACCTTCGGCAAAACGAGCGGCCTGGATTGCAAAATGAGCGTCCGCACGCCCCCGTGTGGGTCGGACACCACGTGGGGCACCCGCTTCGCCGCATAGGTGGCGAAGTCCATGGTGGTCTGCTCCAACTGCGTCACGGCACCGTACGCCGTCCGTCCCATGGCCGGAGCCGTAAGGAACACGTACCCGGACGGGATGAAGGGGACGGGCTTTTCCGTGACCTCGTCCACGTACTCCCGCGTATAGGAGTAAATGCGGATCATGCGCCCCTTGACGTTCAACGTGCAAAGCAGCACCCCGCCGGACGCCTGTTCCTCCGGGGAAACCTGCTCGGTCAGGACGTAGCGCCTGTTGTCCAAAAGCTTCAGGATCTGCTCGTTGGCCAAGATCACGTCCGCCACGTCCCCGCTCACCACCAGATCCGTGGCGGGCAGCCCGCGCTTGGCCAAAATGTCGGCCATGGCCGCGATGTCCGACAGGATGGACGTGCTGGACGTGCTCCAGGGGTCGCAAGCGTACTCCGCAGGATTGGCGGACTCGTTGTAAAACTTCAGCGTCTTCTCCACGTACTCCTCGGATCCGTACTTGTCGGCGTACTGCCTAAGCGTATATGCTCCGAAAAGGAGCGTCTGTGCGGCCATGTACTCCTCCCGGTTGTCGATGAGTTCCGACAGGTCGGACAAGTCCCTCTGCAAGATCCGGGCTTCCCGCTCCTGGGGGGAGATGCCGGAAAAAAGCGCCTCCCCGAACTGCCGCTTTTGCAGCTCTGCGGCGGTCAGTGGCCGCTCCGGCGCAACCAAGGGCGGCTCCATGGAATGCGTCTCATATCCTTCCCTGGCCACGGGGATGCCGCCCTTTCCAGGAAGCACCACGGGGGCCAACCGCCTGCCCGTCTCGTCCTTGTAATCCACCAGCACGTCGGTAGTGGCGAAAATATCCTCAGCCGCAGTGGGGAAGAAACGATCCCGAAGGAACGTGGCCTTCGGCTTCGTCACCTCCTGCACGCGTAACATCGTGTGAGTGTCGTACAGATTGATGCCCATCGCTTTCCCTCCTTAAAATCTCATGCCGCCGACCAAGTAGATCCCGGCGTTTTTCAGATTCAGCCGATCCTCCTCCGTGATGGCGTAACCATCGGATACGGTGACGAACTGCTCGAAAAAGTCCCCGCTGTTGTAGGCGCTCCCCACCTCGTCGGACGAATCCGCGCTCACGGCCTCCGCAAGGATCACCTCTGCAGCCCCGGCGGGAGTCGCAGTCTTTTTGTAATACGTCTTCCCGGATGCGGCCTCCGTATCCTCCGACGGCACGTAGGCGTCCCCGTCCTTTTCGTACCATCCGTTGCTTGCAGGACTGTCCCCGCTTTCGGGCGTGACCGCCTCATAGGACGCTTCCTCCCCCGCCAACACGAACTTGTCCTCTGCGTTCCTCATGAGGAGGCTCCCCCTCGGAAGCTCCCCCTGCCCCGCGCAGACCACCACGGTCTGCAGACTCAGCGGGTGCCTGTTGGACGCGATCAGGGCGTCCGGCACGTACCTTTCCACCATCGCCATGTTAATTCCCTCCCTTCTGGCTGATCTTGTCGAGCAGCACGTTTAAGGCCTCCTCTTCCTGCAAAGCCTGGGTTTCCATACCGCCGTTGGGTGCCTGGGGAAGGCTTGCCGCTTTCGGAAGGTCGTCCCCTAAGTCTGCCAAAAACCGCTCTCCCGCGGCCTGCTGGGCTTTCAATGCCGCAAGCGCCAGTTCCTCCGCGCTCACGGGTTCCTCGTACTTGGCCCTTTCCACCAGGGCCGCGTTTTTCACCGAGGGAGCGATCTCGTCAATCTTCCGAAGCCTCCCCCGCTCTTCCTCCCGGATCTGTTCCGCCAGTTCCGGATAATTCGCTTTCAATTCCTCCAAGACCATCCTTTTTCCTCCTCCTTGGTTCGCTTGAATCGAAACGACCGTTGCATTGCCGTCATTCCCGCCGCCGCTTCCCGCGACGGCACCCCCCACATCTCCGTTTCCCAGGCTTACGGGCACATCTCCGCTTTCGAGACCTGCGCAGGCCACCTCGTTGCTTTCACCGAAATGACTGCCAGATGTGGGGGCAGCTCCTCCTCCGACAACTGCGCCCACATCCCCGGAATCTCCGCTTGTGGCCACCGTACCCTTCGGCCCATGCGGAAATGGGAAGGTTTCCATAGGCATCGGCAAGCCCATGAGCGGATGCCGCACGCCGCCCACCATGACGCACCCCGGCATCCCCGGCACCGACCCGATGGCCGGAAACACGCCGCTGTCTACCTCGTCCGCCAGATTCGCCTCCAAAGCGTCCCTGGCCGTCATCCAGGTTTCCTTCCGCATCATCCGAAGGGCCGCTTGGCGGTCCATCCCGCTCCTGCCTGCGTAGATCTCCGCCAGGGACTCGTCCAGCTTCTCCAAGGCGTTGACCTGCTTCTGCAAAGACTCCCGGTTGTAGTAGCCGTATAAAAAACCGGACACTCCATGCAACATGATCTGGCTCCCCTCGGCCATCCTCCGCACGTCCCCCGCCTGGGCGACGATGGAAGCCGCCGATGCGGCCAGTCCTTCCACCACGGTCACGGTCTTTCCAGGGAGGGCGCGGATGCGGTTGTAGATCTGTATGCCCGCTTCCACGTCCCCGCCCACGGAGTTGATGCGGAACGTCACCTCGCCGGCGCCTTGCAGCTTCTCCACGTCTTCAAGGAAATTCTGCAGCACGATGAACAGGCCGCTCGCTTTTTCCCCCGTCCAGAAATCATAGGGGACGCTCTGCACGATTTCTCCGTTCAAGTTGACTTCCACCGCGTCCCCCGCTTTGGCCACGATGGTGTACGGTTGCGTCCTCCCCCGTCCGATCCATTTGTCAAGAAATTTCATGCCCCGCCTCCTTCTTCGGAATCACCCGAACCACCTGTGTCTCTTTCTGCGTCCTTCGTCGCTTGCGTCCTTTGCAGCATCTCGTTTTCCGTCACCAGCTTCTCCGTGTTGGCTCCGAAGTCGGAACCGTTCAAGCGGAGGGCCGACGCTTCCCTGGTGGAAAAGCCATGCTGACAAGCCAGTGCCTCCGCGGTGATCTCCTTCACCGGCTCCAGCATTCCCTGGGACGGCCCGATCCACTGGCAGGACAGCCACGCCTCCCGGATGGCGGGATCGGCAAAAAAGCCCGGAGCCGAAATCCTCCCCCTGGCCACGGCCTCGTGCATCCAGATCTCGTAGGTCGGACGGCAAAAGTCATTCACGAACCACGTCCGATACATCCGAAAGCTCTTCCAAGCTTCCAAGAGGGCGCCCCGGGACGCCGAGTAGCTGGCGTTGAACTGCTTGATCAAGACCTCCTTCGGAACCTCCAGCGCGGCTCCCACCTGGGCGCACACGGCATCGAAGAATGCCGCGAAGCCGCTGGAGGGGTGCTTGGGATCCGCAAACACGATGTTTTCCCCCGGCTTGAGCATGGCCATCTGTCCGGGCCCGATCTCGTACTCGCTCGGGTCCTTCGGAATCTCTTCGGCCTCATCCGGGGAGGCGATGCCAAGCGGATTGGTTCCTTCCGGCGCGTTGGTCTGCACGTACCCCGTAAGGTAGGAATTTGTCAGCGCCGCAGACAGCTCCGCTTCCGTGTAGCGGTTCAGCTGCAAAAGCGGAATGATGGCCTGCGCCAGGTAGGAAACGCCCCTGTACTGCCCGGGCCGCTCCGCGTTCATGAGGTGCAGCACCTTTGGCAGTCCCGTCCGCTCCCCAAAGGCGGGGATCCTGCGCCATGCGGTCTGGCGCTCCGACGGCTCGAAAGGGTACGTGTCCCGCACGTGGTAGGCCGCTACCTTCCCGGCGGCGTCCACCTCCACCCCGTCGAAGATGCGGTTCCCGTTCTTCAAGTTTTTCCCCTGCACGGGGGACCAAAGCCCTGCGCCGCCGGATGGCGGCGTGGCCACCAGGTCGGCTTCCAAAGCGGCCAGCCTAAGCCCGTACGGCCCGTGCATCCCAGGATCTTCCTGACACACCAGGGCGAAAGCGTCCCCGCTGCACAGCCAGCTCATAAACAACAGCTGCTGCAGCTCGTAGAAATCGTTCATGCCGGCGGCGTCGCAGGATCCCTTGCGGGAGGCCCAAAGCGAAAACTCCCGCTTGACGTCCTTGCCCCAGGCCGCAGCCTCCTGCGGGGAGAGTCCCAAAAATTCCGCATCCGGCGCCGGGTTGGGCCGAAGCCCCACGCCAATGGCGTTCGTCCGATGGGTCTTGATGGCCGCCGCCGCCACCGGGCTCCCCATGTACATGAGTCTGCCCCGCTGCCGCAGGGTGTAATTGTTTTCGTCGATGTCGTCCCTGGGACTGCCCGAACGAGCCGTAAATCCCTTGGTGGCCCGCCTCGTTAAGGAGGCCCCCGCGCTTCCGTATCCCTTGTTTCCCACCATGCTTGTCACCAATCCCGAAACACCATGCCTACGACCTTCCTGTGGGCGCCCCCCTCCTCCAGCCTCCGCTTTTCGGCCAAGAACTCGCTCCACTTCTTAAAAATCCCGTCTGCGGAAAGCTGGTTCCGCGTCAGGGAGCGGCTTCCGATGGTGTAGCTCTGCACGCTCCCGCTCTTAAGCATCTCCCTGCGCTGCACGGACAGGGCGTCCAAATCGTCCACCACGGTGCGGTACGCGAAGCTTTTCTCATAAAGCCTCGAATAATACGGGATGCCGTTTTCCGTCAGCGCGTCATAATGTCCCATCATCACCAATCCTCATAGGCCCTCGTCCCAACGCTCTTTTTTAGGGCGACGGGCTTCCTCGCCGCATTCTCCCCCCGCGGCTCCAAAAGCTTCCTCCGAATGGCGTCCAGGTTGGGGTTTAATAGCTTGAACACGGCATTGGCATAGTTCCGGCAATCCAAAGGTTCGTTCCTCCGCTTGCCGGGCACCTTCTCCCACCTGAGCTTCTCCAAGTCAAAGTACTCGGACAAGAGCCCCTCGTAATAGCGGCGATCGTACCCGCGCCCCGGGTCGCTGGGGAAATGCATCTGGTTCGCCCCCTCCTTGACCTTCAAGGAACTCATGATCTTGGCCTTCCCCGCATCCACGCCGACCCAAAAAAACCACGCCTTGCCCGTAGCCCCCGTGACCGTGGCGTAATTGGTCAGCGTGGCCGGGTTCGTGAAAGGAGCGTCCGCCTTGTTGGATCCGCGGCTGGCGAACACCTTGAAGCCGTTCCTTGCGGTCGTTTTCTGGTACACTTCCTGGGCGTAGTGCCCGCCAGCGTCCACGAAGGTGCCCGAGATCCGAAGTCCCCGCCCGGATGCGAAATGCCACGTCCTCTGCAAAACGCCGTCCAGGCGCTCCCAGGTGTCATCGCTGTCCGGGCGGCCATGCACGATGCCGTATTCAATCCCCCAGCTCTCCCCGTTTAACCCGTAACCGACCACCTCATACTCGAAGCGGTCGTCCTGCGTGTCCACGCCGCATGTGAGGCAGAGGACGCCGTTCGGAAGCTCCGCCCCGTAAGGCTCCGCCCTGGCCATGAGCTCGTCCTCGTCGGCCACGTCCGAACGAACCTCCCAAAGCTGCCCGAACAAGGTGTTGTACACGGTCTTTAATTCGTTCGGGTCCCCGTAGGCTTGCAAGTAGCTCAACACGATCTTTTCCCAACTCGTCCATGGGGAAGAGAATCCGTTGATCCAAAAGGAACGCGTTCCCTCCGCATCCGGATTTTCGGCGATCCACTTGTGGGGCTGCCTCTTCATGATCCGCTCGCTGGAAGCGCATCCGCATTCCGGACAGGCGTATTCCACGGAATCCACCACCCAGATCCTGTCTTTGCCCACGTCTTCCCGATGCTTTTCAAAACGGATGCTGTCGAAATTCACATAATGGTAGCCGCCGCAGTGCGGGCATTGCGCGCTCCAATACTCCCTCGTTCCCCGCCGAAATTCCCGGTCGATGGCCGAAGCCCCCTTAATGGTCGGCGTGGACACGAGCACCATTTTCGCATTGTAGAAGGTGGACATACGGCGATCCAAAAGCTGCACCGGATCCCCTTCCTTTCCCGCCGAGTCCGCCCACCTGTCGATCTCGTCCCCGAAGACGTAGCGGGCCGGAGTCCCCGCCAGATTGGCCGGGGAATTACTGCCAAAGATTGAGAGCATACCGCCGGGGTAGCTCTTCTGGTACAGCGTGTTTTTCCCATCCCTGCCCTTGGCATCCGCCACCTTTCCCCGAAGGCATGGCGTATCCCGAATCATCGGCGCAAGCCGTCTTTTGGAGTAATCTTTAGCCACTTGGTCCGTAGGCATGATGAAAAGGGCGCTCCCTGGATCTTGGTCGATCATGTAGCCGATGATGTTGAGCTCCGCTTCCGTCTTTCCCACTTGGGAACTGGCCACCACCACGATCTTCTTCACGTTTGGATCCGTGAATGCGTTCATGACCTCTTCCAGATAAGGCGCCCTATCGGTTCGCCATCTGCCAGGAATGGCCGAGTTTTCCGGGGAGAGCATCCTGTACCTATCCGCCCATTCCGCAACGGTGAGATTTTCCGGGGCTCTGAACAGGGGGCAGATTTTGTTGGAAAACAGGGCGTTTAGACGAGCGGCCCCATCTTCCCCCAAAACATCGTTGTCCATCCCGTCCCTTTCGTCCGCTTTTTCATTCGTCTTCGTTTTGGTCATTCATCCACTTCTCCCGGCGGCGCACGATCCTGTCATACTCCCTCTCGTCGTAACGGTACTGGCTCATGCGATTTAAGAGGTCGTTCACGGCCGCCTTGATGATGGCCGCGGCATCCGCAGCGTCCCTGGCATCCGCCACGTCCTTCGCAAGCCCCCCGGGCAACGCCAGGATTTCGGCCCTAAGCTTTGCCACCATGCCACCAACCACGGCCTCCACATCCTCCGAGCGATGCATCCTGCCTTGGAGCTCGGATAGCTCCAGCTCCATCTTGGCGGCCTTGGCGGCTTTGTAGCGAGCGTCCGCATCCCCCACAGCCGCCAAAGCGTCCATGTCCGTCCCCCTGCGGGGAAGGCGATTCCGCAGATACGTCACATAATCCAACACCGCTTGATCCAGGTCGAAGCGGCGCATCTCGCGGCCTCTCACCTTGACCATGACCGGATGCAAAACACCCTTGTCCACCAGCTGGGCAATGCTCTGCGGTTTCGAGTATCCCAGCATCTTGGCGAGCCTGTCCGATTTGACCAGCTCCTGCGGATCCTGCCCATCTTCGTACTTCCCGCTGCCCTGCCCGCCTTCGTCCTTTTCTCTTGCCTGCCCAGCCTCGCCGGGTTCCTGCT